GAAGAGTTACCATACATTCTTGAAGAGCACATGGCTAAGCAAGAAAAAAAAGCACTACGTGAGGATAAAGCATTTAGCTATAGTAGCGCAGACATAGTGCCTGGCAACCCAGACGTTAGAGCATCATTACGTAGTAAAATGGGAGAAGCATTTGGCTTCCAACAACCCCAACCAACATTAAAAGTAATCGATGCTGTTGATGAAGCTACTGGTGAAAAAGTAAATCCATTTGCTGCTTTTATTGCGGATGCTGCTAATAATATGTCACCAATGGATAAACAAGGATTAAGAAATTTAGATTAATATGCCAATACCTCAAACAATACGCGTAAATCCTTTAGATTTACGTAAGAATATTACTATTGGGGTAGCTTTACCTTTTAATGCTAAAGGCGTATTTAATAAAACATATAGTACTAAAGAACAAATTAAATCAAATTTACTAAATCTTTTACTTACTGCTAAAGGTGAAAGACTATTAAATCCTAATTTTGGATGTAATATTCATAGACAGTTATTTGAACAATTAACAACTGAAACAGAACAAAAAGTTATAAATAGTATTAGAGAAGCTGTTAATATATTTATTTCTGAAATACAAATTTTAAATATAGTAGTTAGTCCTAACATTGATTTTAACTCAATAAATGTAGAAGTAGATTATAAAATTATTATATCTAATACTAAAGATAAAGTAACAATACAATTTGAAACAATTCAATAAAAATGGCTAACGAAGATAAAAATATATCATATTTAAATAAAGATTTTGGTGCTTTTAAAGCAGCATTACAACAATATGCTAAAACATATTTCCCAGACACATACAATGACTTCTCAGAAGCTACACCAGGAAATATATTCATTGAAATGGCTTCTTATGTTGGTGATGTAACTTCGTTTTATTTAGATACTCAAGTACAAGAAAATTTCTTACTATACGCTAAGGAAAAAGAAAATTTATACGCTCAAGCTTATGTAATGGGTTATCGTCCAAAAGCATCTTATGCTTCTAATACTACCCTTGATGTATATCAATTAGTTCCTGCTATCAATAGCGGAGGAGTAAATTCTCCTAACTATACAACTTATGGACTTATAATCCCAGCTAACACAACAGTTACCTCAACATCTACAAATATTAAATTTCTTACAACTCAACAAATTGATTTTACAGATACAGGAAGTACAGAAATTACTTTTATAGATTCAAATAACTACTTATTTAAAAAATCAGTTCCTGTTATTTCAGCAGAGATAAAATCAACAACAATAAATGTAGGTACAAATCAAAAGTTTGCAACTGCTGCTGTTTCTGATACTAACATATTGCAAATATTAAATGTTACAAGTAGTGATGGAAATATATGGTATGAAGTACCTTATTTAGCTCAATCTTCTATTTTTCAAAAATCAAATAATCCTACTTCTGGGAGCGATAATGTACCTTATCTAATGCAATTACAAAGAATACCTAGACGATTTGTTTCTAGAATTCTATCAGATAATTCATTACAATTAGAATTTGGGGCTGGTCTATCTACTGATAAAACAGATAGTCAAATCATCCCAACTGCAGGAAGCATTAAAGCCGGTTCAGTACCTGGTATTTCATTAATAACAAATAATTACAATGAAGCCTCAACTTTCTTTACTCAAGAATATGGATTGATACCTTCAGGCTCATTAACTGTAAAATATCTAGTTGGTGGAGGAATTACTTCAAACGTAAATGGTAATGACTTAACAACACTAGATACTACAGGAATATACTTTAAAAACGCACCAGGACCTTTATCTTCTTCTATTTTAAATAGTGTAGTTTCGTCAAATCCAAATCCTTCAGTTGGAGGTAGAGACGGAGATACAGTTGATGAAATTAGACAAAATGCTTTATATTCATTTTCAACTCAACTAAGAGCTGTAACTAAAGATGATTATATTGTAAGATCATTATCAATGCCCGCTGATTATGGTACTGTATCTAAAGCTTATATTTCACAAGATTTTAATCATAATCCACAACAAACGGTTGCTTATACTCAACAATATAATCCATTATCTTTGGATTTATATGTTTTATCTTATAATAATAATAAGCAATTAGCTACAGGATCGGCCACATTAAAAAATAATTTAGCAACATATCTTAACCAATACAGAATGGTTACGGATGCTATTAATATTAAAGATGCTTATTATATTAATGTTGGACTTAATTTTGATATTACTGTAACAAGTGGATATGCTAATAAAGATGTTTTAACTTCTTGTATATCAACATTACAAGATTATTTTAATATAGATAAATGGCAAATAAATCAACCAATTACCTTATCTGATATACAATCTAAATTATTGCAAATTAAAGGTGTACAATCAGTAGTTAAATTAGAAGTGATAAATAAACAAGGAGGAAATTATTCTCCATACGGATACGATATTGCAGGCGCAACTAAAAATGGTAATATTTACCCATCATTAGACCCAGCAATATTTGAAGTTAGATTTCCTAACACAGATATACAAGGTAGAGTTGTTGTAAGTTAAAAATTAAAAATATGAATTTAGAAAAATTAAAAGGACACATCCCAGACACTGTAATAGCTCAAATTCCAGGAGTAATGGAAAAATTCCAAATTAATACTCCATTACGTTTAGCTCATTTCTTAGCACAATGCGGACATGAGAGTGGTGGATTTAGATTAACTAAAGAAAACTTAAATTATAGTGCTAAAGGCTTAATGGGTATATTTAAAAAATATTTCCCTAACGAGGCATTAGCAAATCAATATGCTCGTAAACCAGAAAAAATTGCCAATAAAGTATATGGTAATAGAATGGGTAACGGTGCTGAAGCAACTGGAGATGGTGCAAAATATTGTGGTCGCGGTTATATCCAATTAACTGGTAAAGATAATTATACTGCATTTGGTAAGTCGATCAATGAAGATATTGCTGCTAACCCAACAGTAGTAGCAGAAAAATACGCATTATTATCAGCTGCTTGGTTCTTTAATAAAAATAAATTACACGTTATGGCGGATGGTGGTGCAACTGACGCAGTTGTTACATCAATCACTAAGCGTGTTAATGGTGGTACTATTGGTTTACCCGATCGTATCAAACATTTTAAAGAATATCACGCGTTACTAGCGTAAAATAGTTTGGTGTTTAACATATTTATATGTAGTAATTACTAACTATGGCAGTTTATAAAATATTCCCTGAAAAAAGTGCAACAATATATTCATTCTACCCAACGTTAAATACAGGGTTAGATGAAATATTAGAAATAAGCACATTCGAATCAATTAATAGTACTAACGAAGTATCACGTACATTATTAAAGTTTCCAACATCTGAAATTAGCCTTGCTATGGCATTGGTTAGTTCAAGTGCATTTTCAGCTTCATTAAAATTATTTGTAGCTAATACATCACAGATACCAACTTCCTTTACTTTAGAAGCTCGCGCTTTATCTCAAGACTGGAATCAGGGTACTGGTAGATTAGGTAATGTTCCTATCACAACAGATGGTGCAGGTTGGAAATTCAGAAATGAACTTGATATCAATATATGGCAAACTTCTAGTTTTACAACAGGCACTACTGGATCTTACAGTGCTACGGGTAATGCAGGTGGTGGTAACTGGTATACTTCTTCAACATATCTTGCTACTCAAAGTTTTAGTTCTGAAATAGATTCTAAAGATACTGATTTCACAGTAACTAATACTGTTGCTGCTTGGTATAGTAGTTCTATTCCTAACTACGGATTTATATTAAAAAATTCTTCATCTGTAGAATTTACATCAGCATCAAAATTCGAATTAAAATATTTTTCAGACCACACTCATACTATATATCCTCCATGTTTAGAAATAAAATGGAATGATACAACATATGTTACAGGTTCTTTAAGTGTAGTTACATCTAGCTACTTTACAGCTGCAATTAATAATAACAATGCTGAATATCAACAAGATTCTGTTACTAAATTTAGAGTTGCTGTTAGAGATTTATATCAATCAACTACGTTTAGAACATCATTAAGTTTTGGAAATCAAAAATGTTTACCTTCTTCTTCATATTGGTCAATAAAAGATTTGGATACTGAGGAAATTGTCGTAGATTACGACACAACAGGTACTAAGATTGGATGCGATTCAACAAGTAATTATTTTACAGTGTATATGAATGGATTAGAACCAGAACGCTACTATAAAATTCTTCTTAAAACTATATTGTCAAATGGAGAAACAATAGTATCTGATAAAGATTATATTTTTAAAGTTATAAGATAATGTCTGAAATACCAGTACAGAAAACTGTATTTAATAAGGATACTTACGGTAGAGTAATTAATACTCAATTTAGTCAATTGTTAAATCAAGGGACTACTGAAGATACTTTATCTTTTACTGTAGATGATTTTTTTCAATTATATGAAGAATTATTTTATCAAATTCCAAAAGAAGGAGATACAAATTCTCATAAATATATTCTACAAAAAGAGGCTGATTATTTAGGTATTAGTATTAGTCAAGATGATATTCAAGCGTTATTAAACGAAATAACATCATTAAGACAACAAGTACTTGAAGCACAAACAACAATAAACGATTTGACTAAAAAATAATGGCTAATAATATACAAATAGTAGGTTCAATTTTAAATTCACAACAAGTATCTCGTTATAATAATGAAGATACTAACTTATTATCTTCTAATACAATACAGGAAAATTTTGGCCAACAAGATGATTATATAGAATATTTTATATATGATGCTGGTGGTAATCTTTTAAATACAGATTATAGCTATAAAAGCTTTAAATTACCATCTACATCTGGACTAAACCCAGCTCCCTATAAAGATGCAGTTGGTGTTGTTTCTAATTATAACTTATCCCCTTCTACATTACCAATAATTGAAATTGACCCAGTACAAGACTTACAAAATTTAGGCTATTCATCAGGTGAATTTAAAGTTCAGTATAATTTCTTTAATAATAGAATTGAAAATCTATTTTTAAAAGAAATATCAGCAGATAGAACTGAAATTAGAGTTGGATCTACAGTTTTAACTAATGCTCAAATTGAAAGTGGATCATTAGCACTTATCAATGAATATTCAAGTTCTGCTTATTTTGTAGATTATCTTATCAATTTTGGAGATAATACTCAAGTATTGGCTGTAAATGTAGCATTAAATAAGGTTGAGTCTGGATATGAGATATTATTTAAATTATATCAACCACTACCAGACAACATTCAAACAAAGATAAGTTTATGGGTTGTTAGAGAAAAAGTTAATCCTTATTCTTTTAACCTTAATTTGGATAAACTGATCCTCCCACCCCCTATTCCTTCATTAAGAGGTCCTAATTTTGATATTGATGTACCTAATCAAAACAATGTTGCTACTTCATATCAAACATATACTAGCTTAGTTAATGGTATACAAAGTATATCTACATCTTCATATCAACAACTGTTAAGTTTAATTACTTCTCAAAGTATTGATATTAATACCAACTATACTGATTTTACAAATTTTGTATTCTTTAGCTCAGCAGAACAAAGATTAACTAATTTTTACAATAAAGTAAAAAGTATTGAAGATTATAATAATATTATAATTCAATATTCTCCAAATGTTGCTACTACTAGTAGTTTAGCTTTAGAAATAACATCATCTAAAAATGAAATTAATACTCTTATTTCCCAGTTTGATGGGTATGAATATTATTTATATTTTGATTCTAGCTCATACGCATGGCCTAAAACAAACAGTACATTACCATATACATTAGCCAGTACCGCATCTGCTAATAGTTGGTATGAAGCTGCTACAGGAAGTGCTGAAACATATGATATTAATAATCAGAATTATTTAGTTAATACATTACCTACATTTATTAGAGATGATGATAATAATGCACCATATATTACTTTTATAGAAATGATTGGTCATTATTTTGATAATATTTGGATTTTCTTACAAGCAGTAACGGATGTTAATTTAGCAAATAACAACCTAGAACAAGGCGTTTCAAAAGATCTAGTATATGATGTATTACAATCACTAGGAATTAAATTATACAACCAATACGGAGATTCAAACAATACTAACTTTTTAATTGGTGCTAGTGGTAGTGCTAATTGGGATAATAATTTTACGTATACTGGTTCTTATTTAAATACAATACCTAAAAAAGATTTACTTGCTGAGTCGTATAAAAGAATTTATCACAACTTACCTTTACTATTAAAAACAAAAGGTACAGCTTATGGATTACAAACATTAGTATCTACTTTTGGTATTACCGGTAGTACTTTACAAGTTAAAGAATATGGTGGTGATACTAAAACAGGTTTATTAGACGAATTTAATAACGATAAAATTAGAATTGTATCTAATACAATTACAGGTAGTGTATTATCTCCAAATATTAGTTTACAATCATACCCAACAGCCTCTACATTATTCAGAACTAATGACTTACACTATGTAGATGTTTCTTTTTCACCTCAAGAAAAAATTGACATATTTGCATCTGCCTCTATTGCAGCTGCTACAACAACTTGGAGTCTAGATGACTTTATTGGCGATCCAAGAGCTCAATATAGTAGTTCATATTCAACATTAGAAACAGAACGTAGTATATATTATTCTCCATTAAGTGCTTCTATAGTACCATTTACTGGTTCAGGTGGTAGTGGTTCAATTGGTGCCACAGACTATAACAGTTTTATCAGATTAATCCAATTTTTTGATAATTCGTTATTTAAAATGTTAAAAGATTATGTTCCTGCAAGAGCTAATCTGTCTACTGGTATTAGTATTACTTCTCCAGTATTAGAAAGAAATAAATGGTCTTACGCTAATCCATCATCTACATCTGAAATAGATATTAAAGAAGGTACTATTGATCCTGTTGGTATTTCAACAGAATATACTACTTTATATACTAAATTATCTGGTGATAAATCAGCTTATTATGACGGAGATATAACAGGTAGTGCTATTGATGTATACTCTTATTATGAAGATTCAAACCCTAATCCTTACGTATTAGGTACAACAGCATCTTGGAATGCACAGCATACTATAAGTGAAAGTGCTAACTATAATAAATTCTTACATTCTGATTTTAATGTATTATTTAATAATGTAACTAATAGTTTAGTATCTAATACTAGACAAGAAATTGAATATATTTTTGGCACAACCCAAAGTATACTATCACCCACTGAACTACAAGATTCATATGATTCCTTAAAAACTCATCAATTATCACGTTACGAAGGTGTAAAATTATCAAGTGCTACTTATAATACATACACTGATGGAGATATATCTTATGGTAAAACAGCAGTTATAGATAGAAATACAGTTAAACTAGGATTATTTTCTGAAATTGTAAGTAATAAATTTTTACCTAAAAGAAATAATGCTATTTTAAAATATTTAGTTAATACAAACGGTGATTTAACAGAATTAAATCTTCGCAATACACACTGGGAAGAAATTCAAAATACATTTGTATTAGGAGATACATCAAGTATTTCCCAACTCAATAACCAATTATATAGTAATCAGAAAACTACTGATGGTGAAAAATTAATATTTAATAGTGGGTGGACTTATACACCAATAATATATTTTGCTTCATGTGCTAGTGATCCAAACCTTTCATTTCAAAATCAAGGTAATCCATCAGCATATTTAGCTGAAGCTCAAAATTTAAGTTCATCTTATTATATAAGCGGAAGTAGTCCAAATGGATATCCTTTACAAGGAGGATATGTATTAAATTTATTTAATTCTCCTATTAATACAGGAACTTATTGGACATCTTCAACAGCATCCACCCCTGCAACTTATTCTGTACAAGAAACAGGACAATACAAAGTATATGCTAATGTTCAGATAACAACACAAATGTCTGCTAGTAGTAATGCTACTTGGAGTTTAGAAATGTATAAAAATGGAGTTAAAGTTCAAGAAGCAAGTGAATCATTATATTTTGGTGGTATAACAGAAAATTGTATAGAAACAGATATAACTAATGAAGGGTTTGATGATGTTAACGTACAATATCTTCAATGTGGTGATGGATCACCTAGAACTCTTCTTATAAAATCAGGGTCAGGGGGTACTAGAAGAATATGCGCTCGTTCATATGATATAGTGTCTGGAGATTTATGGACAGATACACTAGTTGGTAGCTGTGGTACTTACGTGATTGGAGGTGACACAACACAAACTACCACTTTAACCATCAATAATGGTTATTCTGGTAATAGCAACTATAGTAGTTTTACTCAAAATGATAAAATTTCATTTAAGTTAAGATTAGTAAACGCTAGTAATAATAATATTACTGCTTCATTAGCAACAGGCAATAATGGATTTGTATCTATAGGTTCTTTAGCACTTAGTACTGGGTATTCAGTAATAAATACTTGTCCTTATACTTTAAATTCATCAGATTCCTCTTTTAGCTTTAATACACAAATATCTAGTTTTTATGGAAGTAATTATTTTTATTCTCCAAATCCAACATCAGGTTCTGTAAGTACATTATATGATGAATATGGTGATGTGGATTACGCTTTTAATCCAAAATCACAAGATTTACTATTATTATATCTTTCTGATGATACAATTTTAGAATATAATATATTAAGTGTTGATTTAGTAGGAGGACAATTATCTTTAACTCTTGATGCTCCTTTATCTACTTTATCTAAAACTAATTTAGCAGCAGGAAATTATAAAAGATTTTTATTATTATCAAGGATTAAAGATGAAACTAACGTAATATTAAACTTTACAAAAAGAGATGGTAAAACATCATATGGTTTCTTAATACCTGAAGATATTAGTCAAAGCGTATTAGATAATATAGACACTATTACTCGTGAAGTTAAGCAAAAATTACTTAACGATCAATCAGTAATTAGTGATATTAATGGTGGAAACTTTGGATAACATCTAGAATTTTATTATATTTATTAGTATATACAACATAAAGAATTATGGCAATTTTAAATCCTACGACAGTAACAGTAGATGCAATATTAACCACGAAGGGCCGTGAATTGTTGGCTCGTAACGATGGTTCGTTTCAAATCACGCAATTCGCATTAGCTGATGATGAGATTGATTATACTTTGTATAATCCTACTCACCCATCTGGATCTGCGTTCTATGGTGAAGCAATTGAAAACACTCCTGTGTTAGAAGCTATTCCAAATGAATCACAAATAATGCGTTACAAATTAGTAACTTTACCTCGTGGTACTTCTAAACTACCAGTTATTAATATTGGATACAACAGTATTTCGTTACGTCAAGGTGCATCATTAACAATTACACCTCAAACATTAAACTACTTAGGTTCAACAAGTACATTTGAAGCAAACGGATACACAGCTACAATTGCTGATTCTCGTTTAGTATCTTCATTCTCAGGAACAGGTATTACTTCAACTACTCCAGTTTCTGGTTTAAACACAACAACAGGAGCTGTTTTATCTGTAACTCAAATTGGTACTTCATTTACATTAACTGGTACAACAATTAACACATTATTCGGTTCTGCATTATCAACTTTAACTACAACAATTACAGTAATTGGTAGAGATAGTGGTGCAAGAGTTACTATTCCTCTTAATATTCAAAAAGTATCAACAATCTAATTTAACATATGTCATTTTCAAGATATAACCCAGAAGATTCAGTAATTAGCTCCGAAGCCGTAGTACGTGGTTTGTGGAGTGGAGACACCAATACATTAAATTATTTTTATACATCTAGTACTTTTACTGAGTATTATTTAGATGTATATAATGCTTGTGAATTATGTTCTGGTTCAGTAGTACAATTCTCAATTCAATATGGTAACATCAATGGTTCTGGTTCAAAATTAATTAATTCTGCTGTAACAGGTGCTTCACCTTCTAGAATTGTATATGGTGAATATAGAAATTTAGTTTATGGTACTGAAGATACATTCTTTAGTTTTGATAATTATGCTACAACAGGAAGTGATATTTTTGTAATTAACGTTGCTCGTAATCGTTACAAAGAATCTTTACTACCAGGTTCATTTAATTTAGCTTTAACTAGTGGTAGTAGCACACTTAGATTAACAGACGATAGCGGAACTACAAACTTAACCCGTTTTATAGGTGAAAATAGAGTTTATTATGTTATTAGTGGAAGTAATGGTATTGGATATAACAACGCAGCTTCATCTTCATATTATGGAATGATGTTCCCTGACCTTAATGTTATTATATTAAATGCAAAATCAGGCTCAGCTACTTCAGTTATACCTTATATAACTTCATCAATTGGATTAGCTTCAACAACAGCAGTTACTTCTAGTAATCACGCTGTATTATATAGAGCTATAGTTTCTGGTTCTTCTACTAGTTCATTCCAACTAAAATCTCAAGAAACTGTTTCTTCAAGATATTTCTTTACAAGAGTAAAGAACGGTGATTTTAATTATACAACTAATCCATCTATTATAGATGCAAATGGTAACTTATTATATACAACTTTAATTAACAATCCACAAACATACGTTACAACAGTAGGTATGTATAATGATAATAACGAGTTATTGGCGGTTGCTAAATTAAGTAGACCATTAACAAAAGATTTTACCAAGGAAGCTTTAATTAGAATTAAACTAGACTATTAATGCATGTCGGCGTTCAAAAAACTAAGCAAATCAGACGTTACGGTTGTACCGTATGCCGCTAACAAGCAGTGGAATATAATCCAATGCTCGTATCCGACATCATCAGAATATTTTACACTTTATAAAGGAACTAATGTAACAGGAAGTTTTAATCCTGATATAGATCCTATTACTAACGATCAGTACGAACGTTTAGTTTACAACCAAATCAATCACTTATTCTACCAAACATATTCAGCTAGTTTAAATACTAGCTCGTTAATGTTTACTTTAGATAATTACGAGTCTGCTTCTCAACAACGCCCAACATCATCTTATTTTATTTATAATGATAATGCTAACCAAATAAAATCATTCCCTACAGGGGCAATGAATAGTATTAAGGTAGTATCTATCAATCAAGACATTTATGGTAATAAAGTATTACCAAACACATTTGTCTTAACTTCATCTGCATATAATATTACAGATGATGGTTTTGGTAATTTGTACAATTACGGTACAACACATATTGGAAATATATTTTATGCTCATGGTTTAGCTGTAATAACTAACCAAGTATCTCAATCTATATTCCCAGATCCTCCATTTGCTTTACCTATTAACTTAACTTATACTTCAGCTACAACTCAATCATTTAATTATTCTAGCTATGTAAACTCTAGAGATTTTGAAATTGATGATACTACTTTAGTTTTATCTGGAAGTAATTTATTTGTAGACCAAGCAGGTCAAAATATATTATTAAATACTAGTGCATCTGGTGTTTATGAAACTTATTATAAAGTAGCAAGTAGAAATTTAGGATGTGGTAATGTTTATAGTAATTTAGCTAAAATTACAGTTACAGTAACTAAGGTTACTGATTGTGACTTTACAGCAACTACAACATCAACTACAATAGGATGTGACTTTACTTTAAGTGTATCTGGAGATGCTCCGGCTCCAACAGCTCCAACTACTGCTCCTACAACTGCACCTAGTACAGCCCCTTCAACTGCACCAACAACAGCACCTACAACTGCTCCATCAACTACACCTCCTCCAACATTATCTCCATCCACCGCCCCTTCAACAGCACCTAGTACTGCTCCTAGTACTGCTCCTAGTACGGCTCCTAGTACGGCACCAAGTACGGCACCAAGTACGGCACCAAGTACGGCACCTTCTACTGCCCCTAGTACAGCCCCTAGTACAGCTCCATCTACAGCACCTAGTACTGCTCCTAGTACGGCACCAACTACAGCTCCATCAACCGCACCATCCACCCCTCCTCCAACATTAGCTCCTTTTATTGACATAGAAATTGAAGAATTTACCCCTTAATTAAAAGATAGTTATATAAAAATATTTATACAATAATGGCAAGATATTTTAGAGTAAGCATAAGCAGTACCAACGCAAATGGTCCGTTTGACGTGTTTTATAACACGTCTAATGGGGGTGCTTTAGCTTATGCCATTTTATATCCTGGTGGAGGTAATGCTA